GTTCTTCACGCGGCGGGGTTTGAAACTTGCCAGTCGTGTCAGGGCGGTAAAGGGCATGCCTACAGTGAGCCTACGGTTGATCTGAGGGCGGAAGCTGACGACGCCCGTGGTTTTGGAGCACTCGCGGCACTGCGAACCTACGGGCTTCCCATTGCGGAAGTAGCAATCGTCTGGCCTGTACAGAACGGTTTTCCCTACGAGAAACTCTGGCGCGTCACATTCAGCAAAACGATGGAAGACCGCGCCGACGAAAAGCCACGTTTTGTTTTCGGATATTTCCCGACATGACCACAACATCTAGGGGCATTGCATCTATTGCAGGGAGAAGGCCGGAATGAACGCGCCTTTTCTGCTGCCCGGCTGCGAACTGATAGAGAGCGAGGCAACAGCGGCGCTCGAGCAGCTGGCCGCGAGTTCGGTCGACATGGTCTATTGCGATCCGCCGTTCGGCAACGAGCAGATTTGGACCGGACGGCGCGGTCAATTCAGCGATAAATGGAAGCCGTCGGAAGCAAGCATCAACGGCTGGCGGCATCTCAGGGCGCACACGCCGGCGGCAGAAGTCGTCGAGCTGGCGTGTAGTGACGGCAAGCAGCGCGCCTACCTCGGCGTCATCGCCGGAATAGTTCTCGGCGTCCACCGCGTGCTCCGTCCGACCGGGACTCTTTGGCTGCATTTCGACGACACGATGGGCGCGCATCTGCGCTTATTGTGCGATGTGATTTTCGGACCGGACATGGCGCTCGGCACGCTCGTTTGGAAACGAATGAGCGGAGGCAAGAATACAAAAAGAGGTTTCGGCCGCGTGCATGATACGATCGCCTGCTATGGCCGCAGCCGAGCGGCGCGTTGGCGGCTCTGGCGCCTTGGAACAATCGGCGGCGATCCGCTCGATCCGAATTGGTGCTGGCGTTTTGATGATTTTGCCTCGGCCGAGCCGCTCAATTCTTTCGATAGCGAACGCGCAGGCTATCCGACGCAAAAACCTATCGCGCTGCTGGAAGAATTGATCCGCGCCGCGACCTTGCCCGGTGACCTGATCCTCGATCCGACATGCGGCAGCGGAACGACTGTCGTTGCCGCAGCGAAAAATTCTCGACGCGCGATCGGCATTGATCTTTCGCCCGATGCGATCCGGCTGGCACGCGAGCGGTTGAGTATTCCGGCAAGCGATGACGTATCATCTCATGGTGCCCGGAGAAGAAGAAGCTGTAGCGGCAGTTGCTAGAGCGGCATTTGAGGACGATCCGCTTCTCAATGAAGAAATCGATCTCGCCCTTCGAGAGGGGCCTTGGCCATACGCCCTACGCCACTGCAAATTATCCAATAACAATGCCATTGTTATGATATGGCGTGTTTTAGCTGGGCTGGCGTCTTGGAACCGGGCGGATGCTAGCTCATAGCGCGGTCTGGGCTTCATTTTTGCGACCGATTTATTGATCCAAAAAGTGAAGCTGGCGGCCCTACACCGCCCGGAAACGCTGCCGCCCCAGGTGCTTCGCGGCGGCTTTTGTCAGGAACCATTAACCCTCGCCTGCGATTCTCCGGTCGGGGAGAACCGACATGGTCACCGTCACCAGCCGGCGGGCACCGGCCAAAGGCAAGGAAGCCGCGACGCGCCGCGATCACGCCGAGGAGCTGCTCGCCATCAACCGCCGCCTCAGCGCCGATTTCAGTCGCATCGGCGTTTACGATCTTCGCAGCGGCAAAGATCAGCATCTCATGCAACTGTTGCTAACCCACGAACCACAAGCTGTAGGGCTGTCTGTCTAAACCGGATAAGCATATATGAAATCAATGGTTTAACAAAAAAGTTTCCAAAATTAAGTTTCATAAACTATTTTCAAGGCATGTCAGACGATCTCCCATCGCCACCAGAAGGCCCCGCAATCGCGCAGAAAACGCCGCTGGAAGGCGGAACCAACATCGCCGGTAGTGAGCCCCCTCCCATCAAATTAACGAAAGACGGGCGTCCGCAGAAGAAACGCGGGCCACCCAAGGGCAAAGGCGGCCGCAAGCCCGGCATCAAGAACAAGAAGACGCTCGAGATCGAGAGATTAAAGCGGGTTGCCCGGGAGGCGGCGGCCGCGGCGGTGGCGAAGGACGCGGCGATCGAGGCCTTGGAACGCAAGGGCATGCCGGATTCGAGGCGGGCCAAGAAGGTATTGGAAAACTTCATGGAATTGTTCGCGGGGATGGCGGCGGTGTCTCAGCCGCTCCCTCCGGGGATGACCGTGCCGCCGCCGGGTCGGAAGCCGGACGACGCGAAATTCGACAAGTACGCCGCGCTGGCGGTCGATGCCGCCAAGGCGTTGGCACCGTTCCAGGATCCCCGCTATTCGGCCGTTGTCGTCGGGGCGACCGTGGTGACGAAGATCAAGGTGGAAGGCGGAATGCCTAATGATTTTAAGCCTTCAGTGGAGCTAGAGGGCGCGGCGTTGCCGGCGCTGACGGTGATCACGGCCGAGGATGATCCGCCAGAAGGCGAAGAATCAGCGCCGTTGCCGCCGCCGAGAGCCGCGGCGAGCTAGACACCGTGCCAAAAGTATGCCTTTAAGTATGTCATGGACGCAGTGAAATGCAGGACGTGCGGCGAACGGCATCGCATCGGGCCGTGCCCCAAATTCATGGGAACGCCGAACAAACCAACGAAGCATTCTGGCGGTATGATCGGAGTAGCCAAGGCCACTATTACGGCGGTGAAGATCTTGACTGGCATAACGTCCAAGCCGCCAAAGAAACGGAAAGGTCCGCCAAAGGGAACTGGTGGCCGTCCGCGGCGCGGAAGCGAACAGGAAACGATCACGCAACGCAAGCCGTGGGTTGCCCAAGGTATTTCGGAGCGAACCTGGTGGCGTCGAAAGGCGGAGAGCAAAACATGACAATACGCGCCAAGTTAATTGCAGACACCGTCGCCGACATCATCAAAAAAGCGCAAATCGTCGCGGCAAAAGCGTCAGAACGGCCTCACAAGAGAATCGGTGCAATGATCAGAAAAATCAGGCACTTACCTGCGACAACGCGGCCTAAGAGAATCAGTCCTTTGCAAGGGTCGCTTGATCTCCGAGTCGACCGGCAAAAGGAAATTCATGGTATCGGCATGGGTGTCAATGCCAGAGAGGCGCGCAGCGCATGAGCCGAGCAGATGACGATCGCACATTGCTTGAAAACCTTTCTGAGCGAGAAGCCAAGATCGCGGGCGCTGCGAGCCGACTAGCTTTTTACCGCGCCGGCGATTGGCTGAGTCAGAAACAGGAGAAGTCAGAGCAGTTCCCTGGCGCAGATTATGGTGCTGCCAAGGCTCGCGCTGCCGCCTATCAGAATGCCGCGCAAGAGATCTACGGATGGGCAATCGCGTATGAGTGAAGAGAAACCTGCCATCGTCTGCGTCGCCCAGCAGCTCGCCACAGGTTGGGCAGGTTGGGAGTGCGAACGGTGCGGCCTCGCTTGGGATGACGGCGACAAGGCGCCAGCTTGCCTGCCAATGACTGCTGCGATTTCCCGGCCGACCGTTTCATTTGGGACAACACTACCCAAAAAGTAGGATCGTAATAGACGATGTCCGACGCCACACTTCTCGATCTGCCGCCGCAGAACTCCGAGACGGCGGTCGTCAATCTCCCGACGTTCTTCCCGGCCCAAGCGAAACTTCGCTGGCTGATGTCGCAGTGCCGGTTCGTGGTCGCCCGCTGTGGTCGGCGATGGGGCAAGAACGTCGTCGGCGAGACGGTCGCCAGCGATGATGCCGCGCACGGCCTGCGGGTCGGCTGGTTCGCCCCGGAGAACAAGCGGCTCTCCGAGAGCTACAACGTCATCGTCGAGGCGCTGGATCCGATCAAGAAACGATCCGACAAGACCCACGGCATGATCGAGACCATCACCGGAGGCCGCGTCGAGTTCTGGTCGATGGAGGACGAGAACGCCGGCCGGTCCCGGAAATACCATCGCGTCATCGGCGACGAAATCGCATTCACCAAGCCGAAGTCGATCGACATCTGGACGAAATCGATCAAACCGACGCTTCTCGATTACGGCGGCCGCGCGCTGATGATGTCGAACACAAACGGCATCGATCCTGACAACATGTTGTTTGCGCTATGCAATGAGGCGAGATACGGCTTTGTTCAATTTCATGCCCCGACGCGATCAAATCCGTATCTTCCCCGCGCCGAGGTCGAGGCATTACAACGAGACAATCTCCCGCTCGTTTATGAGCAAGAATTTCTTGCTGAATTTGTGGATTGGTCAGGGTCGGCTTTTTTCACGCGCGACAGCTTGCTTGTGAATGGTCAGCCCGTAGATTATCCCGTTCGCTGCGAAGCTGTGTTCGCCGTTATCGACACGGCCGTAAAGACCGGGAAGGAAAACGATGGAACGGCGGTGGTCTATTACGCGCTCCTCCGAAACGTTATTCGGTCGGTCTCCGCTGAAGGCGTTGTTGGCCCGCAATACAATCTCATCATCCTCGATTGGGATATTCAGCAGATCGAAGGCGCGCTATTGGAGACTTGGCTCCCGACTGTCTTCCAGCATCTGCAACATTTCGCGCAAACTTGCCATGCTCGCATGGGCTCTCTCGGTTCAATGATCGAGGATAAAGCGACGGGCATGGTCCTGATTCAACAGGCCATGCGGCGCGGCTGGCCAGCGCATGCGATCGATTCTAAGCTGACAGCTCTAGGCAAGGACGAGCGCGCAATCTCTGTCTCTGGATACGTCTATCGCGGCTTCGTCAAGATCAGCCGCCACGCCTATGACAAAACGACGATTTACAAAGGCACAACCAGGAATCATCTCTTAGGGGAAGTCGTTGGCTTCCGAGTAGGCGACAAGACGCCGACTCGGTCCGACGACTTGCTTTGACTGCTTCTGTTATGGCGTGGCGATTGCCCTTGGTAACGCAAAGGGATTCTGAGATGCCGGTGGAATGGTGGATCGTGCTCGGTATCGCTGTAGCAATGATTCCTATCTATGCGCTACTTTGGCGTCTATAAACAACGCGAAAGGGTTCTGAAATGCAAATCGGACACATTGCCGGTGCCACGCGCGTCCAGCCTGCCGTTACGATGGTGGCGCATCGCTCACTTTGCTGGCGCTAAACAGAGAGAACGACGATGAGCGACGATCTCGAACTAATTGCGTTAACTTTATATTTGCTTATAGGTTTATTTCTACAAACGATGGACCTTATCACCAAGAGATTTTCGCATTTCCGCAAAAGTTGGCACGAAGGAATTATAGATTCGTTTTTAGGAATTTCTCTTTGGCCTTGGTTTTTCATCTATGGTTTAAGCTGTTTTATTAAGGAGAGGCGACGATGAACGAATTTCGATTCCATCCGAACTTACTGATGCGTCTTCAAACGTTTCAGAATATGCCGCTTAAAAACGAAAATATCCCTAATTGGCGAGATTTATGGGCGGAAGCCGCGCAAGGCTTAATCGCAGCCGCAGCAGAAGAAATTCAGCGACTAGAATGCCATATAAGGGATGAAACAAAAATTCAGGCCATAAAGGCGATGCTTACAGCAAAAGAAGAACTCCTATGACGGAAGACGAAAAGCCACGCGATTCAATCGCCGATTTTGACCAACGCGCCAACGGTCAGCTCGGCGGTCCCGCGATCGAAGGCAAAGTCAACAAGCTCCGCGAGGCGCTCGCCGAACCAGTCCCGGAAGGCAACGACGCGCCGATGGACAAGGTCAAGGCGATGCTCGACCCGCAGGTGCAACAGGTCATCGGGATCGTACTGCGCGGTCTCCTGGTCTCGGGACCGGGCATCCCGCCGAGTTTGCTTTTCATGTCGGTTGCCCGCGTCGCCGGTGGTCTAATGTCGGATGCGCTCCAAGGCGATATCATCCCGGTTCTCAGACTCAGAGCCGACATGAAGAAGGCGTTCGCCGAGGGCGTCGATTCGGTGAAGCCGAGACCGGCCGAGAAGCAGCCGCCGCGCGGACCGTTAGTGATGGGAATGCCAGCACCGCCGCCGCGGCGGGGCTAGGGCTGGTCTAAAGACCTGACCGCGAGGGAAAGTTATGCCTCTCAAGGATGAACTTTTGGAAACAGTTGTCGGTATTCCGCCTGACGGTTGGTCGCTCGGACATGTGACTATCAATGGTCGCAGCGAAGATGATCGTATGCCAATCGAAGCCATGCGTCGCGGCGCATTCGCCGTCCATGAGGTCAACCGCATAGACGGTCGCGGCTGGCGAGTGAGCCACGCGCCAAGCGGGTTGCAGATTTGGACCTTTTCGACTTTCAGCGAAGCAATCGAACTGGCGGAACGTATCGAATCCAT